TGATTGTCTGAATTCTTTTCCATGTTTCTTCATCAAGTTCTCCTCCACCCAATTCATCTTCGCGGAATCCGTAAGAAAGGTAGATCGCCATGCGTTCTTCAAACGTCTTTCCTTCGAGTTCCATTATGAGCTGCTGACACTGTTTATTTGTTATGACATGGTGTTTGTGCAAAGCCATACCACATCCTTCCACTGGACAGGGTGGATAGTAGCGTCGCGTGTTTGTATCACAACGTTTGTGACATATTTCATCGTTGTCACTCAAGTAGACATCAAGTTTATCAATTATAAATCTATTACATATTGAACATTTTGTAAATGGGACGAGGTTTAGACGACACTCGTGATGAACGTGATGACCGCAACGGACGTTGACTTTGCAGACGAATGAAATGTCTTCACCACAGATACTACACATTCTAAATATCTTCCATGTCTTTTCTTTAACGCTTCATCACAGTACCGCACATCCTGCAGGTGATGAACAAGGTCATGGGCTCGTCTGCAGATCTTGTCTGCTTTTCCACATAGGTCGTCTTCATGGATTTGCACTTGCCACACTTGAACATCCCGTCCTCGTATTCCTCTGGCTTCTTCTCGACAACCTCCTTCTTTGGTTCCTGATACCAAAGGTCCCATATCTCCTTGGTGTCGAATGTATTGGGCTTAAGTTCACCGCTCTTGATTCTGTCCAGGAACTTGGACTTGTCGTTGTTGCGGATCGCGTAGATTAGTGATCTCATTCGGTTTGCGTAGAGGCGTTTGAAATCCGGATTCTTCCAATTTGCCCGTACATCTCTCTCGCCAATGACCGTGGCGTTTTTGAATGGCTTCGGCACCTCGATCATGTAGTCACTCAGGTTAGATGAAATGTGTTCAGATAGTTTGGCATGCTCGGCTTTGAGTTCCTCGTTCGCATGTCTCTTGTCTAGAAATGATGCCCTTTCTGCACGTACCCAACACTCATTGGAGTTGATGTAAATGTCTCGCTGTATCTGAACCAACTTGGTCATCGTGTCCCTGCGAACTTGTGTGAGTTTCTTGTGTATTTTTTGCATTTTTTGAAAACGTTTCGCATTCAGAAGGTGCAAAAGTCTCTTGATGATGCGCTTCCTCTTGGTGATGTCAGGAAGCTCGAGGTATTCCTCTTCCTGGTTGATGAAGACCTTGGGCTTGAAAGAAGGTCTGCGAATGAAGTAGCGTTCAAGTTTTTGGTTAATCATTGACAGGCCCTTCATCTCGTTCTCCATCTCTTCGATGTCTTTCTTGACCAAAGTAAGAAGTCTCTTGAGTCTTGCCTGGTCCAGAAGCCTCTTACTGACCTTTTTGATTGGTGACACGAATGTTTCACCTACCATTTGATTCTTGATCTCTAAAAGGCGTTCCTGCTTTTCCACCAAAGGAGTCTTGCGCTTGACCACTCCACTTTCAGTAACGTCAAATATGTAGTTCCTCTTGGCGAGATATTCCGTCCATATTTTTGAGTTGAACTTTTGGATCTCCTTCTGATTTTCATTCACGTCTCCGGGTTTCATTTGCTTTATGCACCAATTCTTGGCACCTTTACTGAGATGTGTAGCAAGCGTACCTGCCTTGGCTTCGCTCACCAACCCAGAGTCAATGAGCGCGGTCGTCGCGAGTGCGATGGATTTGGTTTCCATTGTGTTCTCTGCTCTGACCTCCATGGAGGTCGTCTCTCCCTGAATAATTATTTCAACTTCTTTACTTGTAGGGTTTGGGAGTTGCGATTTCGCTTCACTTCATTAGGATCGCCTTTACCGCGAGCACCTGCTGGACCTTTTTGACTGTAGGTTTTCTGATGAAGATTCCAGAATTGTTGCGACCCCACTCTGAAATTCTGATGAATCTTGGCCTTGTACCAGAACACACAGTCTTCGATCCGGTTGGACTTGGACGTATTGTCCAGCACCAAAACCTCATAATTTTCGGTGCACGCTGTCATCACCTGGTTGAACATATCGAAGTTGGGGAAGATACCGAAGAATGCCTTGTACAACTTTTCTCTGTTCTGGATCACATTTTCTCGCGCGATGAACACATAGTCCACATTGGCACGGAGGTCCGGACTGAGGTCCATGCAGTACTGCATAGTCAACATGAAAAATATTTTCCAGTGGCGACCGTTCATGAAGCACTGGCGAATACAAGAGTCTTTTAGGAATTTTCTATCATACATACAATCGTCCATCAATATGAAAGCTCCAATATCCCTGGACGTCAGTTCCTTCTTCCCTGGTGGCGGTTTCATGTTCACCATCTTCCTCTGTCTTTCAATCACTCTCTCGATGATGTCCTTATCGTATTCGCCATAAATGAATAAATCGGGGATGAACTGCTGATACCAGTGGTTTCCTTCCTCGGTCGCCGACATCACCACGCCCGCCGGAAGATGCTTCTTGTGATAGAGAATGTCGGTCACCAAGGTTGATTTTCCTGTGCCACGCTTGCCAATAAACACACACACCTTATCGTCACCCATTGAAGCGGGATTGAATTTTTTGAGCTGAATGTTCATATCTATTAGTCATGTGTATTTTTTGAAATCTTTTTTTAACACATCATATTAGGATGCAACTTGCCGTCACAGGATATCAGGATACTTTTTTAACTGGAGACCCACAATTGAGTTATTATCAAAAAGTATTTACGAAACGTGCTGGATATACTTCAGAGCTTCTTCGTATCGCTTTTGATTCGGATATACGCTTTGGGGGTTCTTCTATTTGTACTTTGGATAATGACACTTGTGATATTATCACTGGGTTTTACCTTAATTTTTCATTTCCTTCTTCACAATCTGTACCACAAGACGCTGGACATGCTTATATCGAACGCGTCGATCTATTGGTGGGCGGACAGACCATCGTTTCGATGACCGGTGAAATCATGGCAATTCTTTCGGACGTTACAGATGAGCAGAGAACGCGAGAGAATTATGATAAAATTCTCAAGAGAAGTGTTTCACAATTATCTTACGGCACGAGTTCTTCAACAAACTCGTTTTATGTAGAACTCCCTTTCTTTGGAAGATCTTATTCAAATTCATTCCCTCTTTTGGCATTAAACCGACACACAATTCAAGTTAGACTTTTTATACGTGAACAGTCCGAACTTGAGAACCCCCCTTTACCTAAAGTAGAACTTCTTCTTCAAGCTATGTACATAGACCAAGAACATAAGAACTTTTTCCTAGGAAGACAATTGGACTACGTTATAAAACAATATCAACTTGCACGAGTGAATTTGAAAGACCTTAATCGAATCAGTTTCAAAACATTATTCGAAAATCCAGTCAAAGAATTCGTCATGGTCGTACAAAATGACTCGGGTACCGATGGCGTGTTCGACTATTCTTCGCATAAAAGTACTACATACACAAGCTATCTAAATGACCAGGTGATCCAATGGATAATGTTGCTCAATGGTCAAAAATATTTCGATCTTGACCAAATAACTATGAGGGTCATTCAGCCCTATGAACATTACATACAAACACCGAACTACAAAGTGAATATATTTAATGTGGGACAGGATACCAGTGATACCCCTTCTGGAACTATTAATATGAGTAGAATCTCAAATCAAACATTCCAAATTAATCTAGTAGATTCAGATATAACTCGTAAATTACGCCTCTACGCGGTAAACTATAACATTTTCCGCTGCCAAGGCGGACTCGGTGGAACACTATTCGTCTAGTCAAGCTTGATCTCGCGACGCTTCTTGTCCGAAGTTCGCATCTTGAAGAACAGACGAAGCACGCCATCTACGTAACTCGCCTTGTAACCTTCATCCGATACATCCACGTAACTGGGCAAATCGAATGAAGTACTCTTTTTATCGCCATATGTCACCGTCACTTCGTGGTCATCCGAAGAAAGTGTGATGTGGATGTTGTCCTTGCCTACTCCAGGCAGATGCATCTCAATCTCAAAACCCTCATCTGTGGTGTGGGTACGCTTGTATAGATATCTGTCAGCCAATTTATTATTAAACTGCTTCTCCATGTTGGGAAGCTCATTCAGAACCTTGGACGTGGTGTCCAAAAGGTCATAAAGATCGCCATGCCGAAGAAAAGGTAAAAAAGCCATTGTACTTTATCTTGGAATCTTTTCTTTAATTATCTTCCATTCCTCCCAGTTGGGAGATCTCGTGTCCGCCACACAGACCTCAGCGATCAAGCGCATCGGTGTGGGATACACTGAATATACTTTGTCGTAGGGAAAGAATGAATAAATGTGACTCAGGTGAGGCATGTGCTTGATGTCCAAACCCTCTACGTCGCACTCCCATCCAATTGAATGCAGTGGATCTACCTCATACTGCTTTCCAATCTTTCCGTATTGTTTGAAATCCACGACATTGTATAATCTACCAAGATTGTCTGGATCAGGAACGGTCGCGTGGTTAGTCGAGATGGTGATGTGGGGGATGTGCCTAAACTTGTAGACCTTGGTCAGAAGACGATGATTCAGTGGCACCAGCCAGACAGAATAACCATACATTACTATATATGCAGGATC